TAAAGATACTTGTGCAGGTTAAACTCAAGCACACCAAACTCTCATCAGATTACAACCTAACTCGTAAGAATAAGTTTCGCTACTATCGTGGCGAACTTTCTCGTGATGAGTTACAAGATCTGCAGTGGGATCAATGGCAAGGTGTCAAACCAATCAAGAATGAAATGGATGAATTCCTAAAAGGTGATGCCGAACTCAACACTATGGATATTAAAATTAAATATCTTGAAACGATGATTTATTTTCTTGAATCAGTTCTTCAACAAATTAAAGCCAGAGACTGGCAGATTAAAACTGCAGTTGAATGGAAGAAATTCTTGGCAGGAATGTAATGGTAACTATTGAGAAGTTAGATGAAGTCTACATGCGTGTGTTTTCTGATGCTAGTATTGAACAGGAACTAACAGACTTCTTTACCTATGAATATCCAGGTGCAAGATTTACACCACAATATCGTGCCAGACTATGGGATGGTAAAGTTCGTTTATATGACCAAGTAAGAAAAACTCTTTACATTGGTTTGATTGAATATGTTCAGCAGTTCTGCGAACGAAATGATTATTCAATTACATATAAAACAGATATCTCTACATCCAATGGTATAACGCACGAACAGATTGAAGATTATGCCAAATCATTACAGCCGATGGGTCATGGCAAACCTATTGAGATTCGTGACTATCAAGTCGAAGCAGTAAAGACTGCACTTGATAGAGAGCGAACACTTCTACTATCTCCAACCGCATCAGGTAAATCATTTATCATTTATACAACGATGCGTTGGCATTTAGAAAATAATCGTAAATGTATCATTATAGTTCCAACAACATCTCTGGTTGAACAGTTGTATACGGACTTTGAAGATTATTCTTCTGCCAATGGTTGGGAAACAAAACAACATTGCCAAAAATTGTATAGTGGATTCACTAAAGAATTCACTAAAGATGTTTTAATTACAACATGGCAATCAGTTTATCTACAACCAAAGTCTTGGTTCAAACAATTCGATGTTATCTTTGGTGATGAAGCACATCAATTCAAAGCAAAGTCTTTAACGACTGTTATGGAAAAGATGGATTCAATTCGTTATAGAGTTGGAACCACTGGTACTATCGATAACAAGAAAGTTCATCGTTTGGTATTGGAAGGGATCTTTGGTCCAATCCATAGGGTAACTACTACCAAAGCATTGATGGATTCTAATAAACTCGCAACACTAAATATTATGTGTCTTATTTTGAAATACTCAGAAGAGATTCGTAAGGAAAGAAAGAACAATACGTATCAAGAGGAAATTGATTGGCTTGTAGGTTGTGAACAAAGAAATAAATTTATTCGTAATCTGGCAATCAATTCGACAGGAAACACGCTTGTTCTATTTCAGTATGTTGAAAAACATGGAAAGATTCTCTACGAGTTAATTAAAAATAAAGCACATAATACTAGAAAGGTATTTTTTGTATATGGTGGGACAGAAGTCACCGATCGTGAAGCAATTCGTCACATTACAGAAGACGAAAGTGATGCTATTATTATTGCTAGTTTTGGTACATTCTCAACTGGGATCAATATACCGTCTATCGAGAATGTCGTTTTCGCATCGCCAAGTAAATCCAAGATTCGTAATCTGCAAAGTATTGGTCGTGGATTAAGATTAAAAGATGGTAAAACATCCTGTAATTTATTTGATATAGCGGATGACCTTCATTGGAAGTCTTGGAAAAACCATACTATAAATCATGCAGCAGAAAGGTATAAAACCTATGCTGAAGAGGAATTTAAAACTAAAATAGTAGAGGTGGACTTATGTTAGATGGCACAGAGTTGTATGTTATATTGAAATTAACATCTGGTGAACAGATGATGGCTGTCTTGCGTGAAGAAGATGATGATGCAATTCTACTTGAAACTCCAATGTGCATTCGCACCATTCCAGTCTTAGAAGCAAATCGTGAGCACATCACTGCATCTCCGCTTTGCCAATTCTCCGATGATAGAGTCTTTGTGATACATAAAAAAGATATAGTCTTTTGTAAGAAACTTCATCATCTTTTTATTCCTCACTATCGTCGTATTGTTGCAGAGCATGAGAAAGTATCTTTCATGTCAAAAGAGGGTACAAAAGAAACCAAAGAAGAACTTACTTGGGAAGATGAACCTCTTACGGTAGAAGAAGTCAGAAAGAGAATCAATATGCTACAAGAGATTGTCGGTGGTGAACCGATAGAGAAAGAGGAAGAAAGAACTTATATTCAAGGAAACGATACAGTACACTAATCTCTTTATCAACCCTAACACAGTGATTATGCCCCAAGACAAATATAAAAGCAAATCTAAATTGTAACAATAAAAAAGATTTGTCTTTTCAATAACTTTGATGTATACTTACGGTATATTAATTATGAAAGAACTCCCATGCTATGGCTCAATACGTAAACAACGCTGATTTTCTTGCAGCTATCTCAGAGTATCGACTGAAAGTTCAACACGCTAAAGAAAACAATTTACCGAAACCACAAATTAGTAATTATATCGGTGAGTGTATTCTAAAAATAGCAACCCATCTTTCTTATAAACCAAATTTTATAAACTACTCGTATCGTGATGATATGATTAGCGATGGTATTGAAAATTGCATTCAGTATATTGATAACTTCGATCCCTCAAAATCTAACAATCCATTTGCTTATTTCACCCAAATTATATGGTATGCTTTTCTTCGCAGGATTGCCAAAGAAAAGAAGCAGAGTTATATTAAAGGTAAGTTGATTCAAGATATGCCATTTGAGATGTTTGAAGTCCAAGAGGGTGATGATAAAGATTATCATAATGCATATATGGATTTTATGCAACAGAATCATACTTTCGATGATACATTTATAGAACGCAAAAAAGCGAAGAAAAAGAAACAAACGAATTTAGATGACTTTATAGGTGAAGATGATGACAGTGAGCAGATCGATAAGAGACTTGATTCGTGACTTGGGTGATGGCACTGTTGGATTTCAACCAGCACTAGCAAGAGCAAGTCGAAGATCTAAAGTAAGAGCAAAAAAGCGTACTGAAAGATTTCTTAGAAAATTTACATGGGATGCCACTGATGGGCAGTTTAATTTGAAAGATATTATGGAAGATAATAAAATATTTTTGGGTGTTTCTGATTTTGATGATTTAATCACATCTCAGATTATGGAACGTCGTGTGCTTGCCAACAACTCCACTGTTCAACGAGAGACAACTGTTCTCGCAAATCGTGACACATGGAAAACCTGGGCAGAAGCAAACTTTAAAGATTTTCTTTTTGTTCAAACAAATTCTTCTAATGGATTTATTATTGAAGAAGAAACAAATAACTTTATCAAATTCGATGTAAACAGCAACTCAACAACTGTTCGTGCATTTGGTGATACTGATTTTGCTGATGATGTTATCGAAATCGTTGAAGAAAACTTCTCTGTTGTAACTTCATACATTGAATGGATTTATGGTGGTGATGGCAACTCTGTAAATGTTCCATTAAATCGTGATCGTCTTCCTGTCGAAGAAATGTACCCATTTCTTAAAGACGAGTCACTAGAATCTTATTACGATCGTTACATGGAATCTTCTGCAAACATTCTCCTACTAATTGGACCTCCAGGAACTGGCAAGACTACATTCATTCGTGGTTTGCTTGCACATCGCAATTGCTCAGCAATCGTTACATATGATGCAGCAATTCTTGAGAAGGATGCTTTCTTTGCTCGCTTTATCGAAGATGATGCAGAAGTTATGGTTCTTGAGGACAGTGATGCATTCCTAAAGTCACGTAGCGATGGCAACACAATGATGCATCGATTCTTAAATGTTGGTGATGGTCTTGTTACAACCAAAGGTAAGAAGATGATCTTCTCTACTAATCTTCCAAGCATCCGTGACATTGACTCTGCATTGGTTCGTCCAGGAAGATGCTTTGATATTGTTACATTTGATGCATTGAGTTATGGTCAAGCAACTGACTTAGCGAAGAAACTAAATGTATCTCTCCCAGAAATCAAAGACACTTATTCTATTGCTGAAGTATTTAATGAACAGCAACATAAGCCAAAAGAAAGAAAGGTAGGTTTTATTTGAAAGTAGCAATTATTACAGACCAGCACTTCGGTGCAAGAAATGATAGTATTGCGTTCTTAGATTTCTTCCAAAAATTCTATGATAACACTTTCTTTACTACACTTGATCAGCAGGGTATTGATACTGTTCTCATTCTTGGTGACACTTTTGATCGTAGGAAATATGTTAATTTCTACGCACTCCAACGAGCCAAAGAAATGTTCTTTAACAAACTTTCTGATCGAGGCATTTCTGTTTATATGCTTGCTGGTAATCATGACACTTACTATAAGAATACTAATGATGTGAACTCACCAGACCTTCTATTAAAAGAATATAAAAACATTAAAGTTATAGACAAACCCACAACGATTGATGTTGGTGGGTTTAACATTTGTATGATGCCATGGATCTGTCCAGAAAACTATCAAGCGTCATTGGATGAATTAGAAACTACAACTGCCGAAATTTGCATGGGACATTTCGAGATCGCAGGATTCGCCATGTATAGAGGAATGCAATCCAATGAAGGATTATCTAAAGAAACATTTAATAAGTTTGACCTTGTGTTTTCTGGTCATTATCATCATCGTTCAGATGATGGTCATATTTACTATCTCGGCAATCCCTATGAACTTACTTGGCAGGATTACAAAGACACTAGAGGATTCCACCTGTTTGATCTCAACAACAGAGGACTCGAATTCATACCAAATCCAAATACTATGTTTGAAAGAATCGAATACAACGACAAAGAGCAAGAGCCCATCGACCTCGATGCAATCGATCTAAATCAAAAGTTTGTAAAGTTAGTTGTTGTGAATAAAAATGACTTTTATAAATTTGACAAATTTATACAGAAGTTGTATAATAAGGGATGTTATGAAATTAAAATTATTGAAGATCTATCAGAGTTTGAAGATGGCGAGATCGGTGAAGAAATTAACCTTGAAGATACGCTATCTGTACTTGCTAATTACATTGACTCGGTTGAAACGGATGTTGATAAAGAACAAATCAAAACTTTCATGAGGACTCTGTATACTGAAGCAGTTAATGTGGAGGTGGTATAATGCAACTAGAATTAGACTTTGGTCAATGGACACAAATGGAATTATTTGAATGATAGAATTTAAGTCAGTGCAGTGGAAGAATTTTCTTTCAACTGGTAACTCTCCGAATAAAGTATTACTAAACAAATCCCCAACAACTCTTATTATTGGTAAGAATGGTGAAGGTAAGAGCACAATCTTAGATGCATTGTGCTTTTCGTTATTTGGTAAACCATTTCGTAATATTAACAAGGGGCAGTTAGTCAACTCCATCAATGGAAAGAACTGTCTTGTTGAAATAGAACTTTCTATAGGTACAAAAGATTATAAAATAATCCGTGGAATAAAGCCAAACATATTTGAGATTTGGTGTGATGGTGATTTACTTAATCAAGATGCAGCATCTAGAGATTATCAAAAAGTTCTTGAGCAACAAATTCTAAAGTTAAACTACAAAACATTTACACAGGTTGTTATTCTTGGTTCTGCATCGTTTGTTCCATTTATGCAGTTACCAACAACTCAACGAAGAGAAGTTATTGAAGACATTCTTGACATTCGCATTTTCTCTACAATGAATCAACTCTTGAAAGAAAAGGCACAGGAAACTAAAGATGCCATATTCAAAATTGAAAACGAGATTGCCAGTGCAAAAGATAAGGTTGACTCACAACAAGCGATTATCAAAACAATCACTGAAGCGAAAACAGAAAATATCAACAACATCTTATCCAAGATTTCTGCAAACTCTACTGAGATTTTATCTGTCGAGGGCGAGATCGAACTTATCATTTCGCAGATCGATACTCTTAAAGCAAGCATCAATGATAAGGAAGATGTTACTGAAGGAATTGAGAAAGCCAAATCAATCAAATCAAAGTTGCTTCAAAAGATCGAAACTTGCGAGCATAACACAGAGTTCTTTAGTGAGCACCATGTATGTCCAAGCTGTAACCAAGATATCGCAGAAGAATACAAAGAGACCATTATCAAAGACCTTAATGCAAAAATGTTGGACAACAACAAAAAGATTGGTGAACTTGAAACTGTCCTCTCCAATCTTAATGAAAAGTTATCTCGAATCAATGAAGTACAATCGCAAATTACCGATAAGAATATTGAACTATCTACAAGAAACTCAACAATCACCCTGCTCAATAAACAGATTAAAGAAATGCAGGCTGAAGTTGAAAGCACAAAAACTGATACGACAAATATCGATGAAGAGAAGCGTAAGTTAAAAGAACTTGCTACTGATGCCATTACTAAAATTAGTACCAAAACATCTTTACAAGAACAAAGAAATCTAGAAGAAGTTGCTTCGATTCTTTTAAAAGACACTGGAATTAAGACAGCAATTATTCGTGAGTATTTACCTGTAATGAATAAACTCATCAACAAGTATTTAAATGCTATGGATGCGTATATTCATTTCGAGTTAGATGAAGCATTCAATGAGATTGTTAAGTCAAGACATCGTGATGACTTTACATATGCTTCTTTCTCTGAAGGTGAGAAGATGCGTATTGACTTATCAATTCTATTCACATGGCGACAGATTGCCAAGATGAAAAACTCTGTCAATACAAACCTACTACTGCTTGATGAGATCTTTGATTCATCTTTAGATACGGCAGGAACAGATTACTTCCTATCATTGATGGGTTCATTCGGTGAAAACACCAACATATTTGTAATCTCTCACAAAGGTGATCAGCTGTTTGACAAGTTTAGATCCGTTATTAAGTTTGAAAAACGCAACGATTTTTCAGTTATTGCAACTTAGTAAGTAGTCACTCTCCCTCCAACCCCTGTAGATTCGGGGTAAAAATAATTGTTGTCTTTAATTCAATTTTAGTCCATAATTCAATCTATCGTTATGGAGAAAATTATGGAAAATCAATGGAGTGGTTTTGATGACTTTGAGTTGGCATGTTTGTGTGCTGACTACGGATACGAAGATGCACTTGAGATTGTAGAAATCTTGCCTGTAAAATTAGGTAATCGTGCACAAATTGAAACACTGCTAACCCAGCACGAATTTGAAATGGCATTCGGAGAATAAATATATTATGGAAATGAAAGCATCTGATCTATCCGCAAGACTTCTTGCCACTGAAAATCTCTCAGTGATTCGTGCAAGAACTCGCACTGCATCTTTCGACATCAAGTCACGAGTGTTGACTCTTCCGATGTGGAAAGACATGACTCCCGAAATTGAAGACATGCTCATTGGGCACGAAGTTGGTCACGCATTATATACGCTAGACCAGTATACAGACCCAATTAAAGAAAACCCTAAGATTATGGGTTACATGAATGTTCTCGAGGATGTTCGTATCGAGAAACTAATCAAACGCAAGTATCCAGGATTGCGTAAACGCATGAATGAAGGATACCGACAACTCAACGATCGTGATTTCTTTGGCACTAAACAAGTCCAAAACTTTGCAGATCTTCTCTTGATTGACAAAATCAATTTATACTTCAAAGCAGGATTCTCTTGTGGTGTTACATTCACACCTGATGAAAAGATATTTGTGAATCGTGCAGAGCGTACTGAAACAGTTGAAGAAGTTATTGAATTGGCACAAGATGTTTATGCATATGCCAAACAACAGGCTGAAGAGCGCAAGCAACGCATGAAAGAAGAAAACCCTCAAGACTTCGAAGATGAAGACGAGGAAGATCCAATTTATGCTGACTTTGATGATTTGGATATGGATGGTGAATGGGATGAACAGGAAGACGATGAACCTGATTTGAAACCAACATCTTCACCGAAGAATCAAAACGATGAACGCAAACAGGAAGACGATGAACCTGATTTGGAATCTCAAACAGATCGTGCCTTCCAAAGTAAACTTGAGGATCTTGCAGACGAAAATACAGAGTACAAGTATTGGAAGTTTGAACCTGCTCCAAAAGATATTATTGTTGGGTACAAACAGATTCTAAATGAAACTAAATCACCTGAACTCTGGGCTGAAGAAGAACTAGATGGCAGATATCGTTATGTTAGTAAAGAAGACATGCAACACATCTCTGGTGTGCAATCAAAAGATTTTGATAACTTCAAGACAGAATCAATTCGTACTGTAAATTATCTTGTCAAAGAATTTGAGATGAAAAAGTCTGCACAATTGTATAAGCGTGCACAAGTATCAAAGATTGGCTCTCTTGACATGAAAAAAATCTATGCATACAAATTGCAAGATGATTTGTTCAAGCGTGTCACAACAATTCCTAAAGGTAAGAATCATGGTATGATTCTGCTTGTTGATTGGTCTGGCTCGATGAGTGAAGTCTTACAAGATACATTGAAACAAGTTATTAACTTGGCGATGTTCTGTAATCGTGTTCAGATTCCATATCGTGTCTTTGCATTCACTGATGGATACAAAGATAAAGCCAATAAAGTTGCTGCAGAGGATTGGGCTGCACACTGCGAAAAACTAAAAGAAATTTACAACGCAAAGGTAGAACAAGGCGATATCATTAAGATCGAGGGTTTCCATCTTCTTGAATTGTTTAGCAACAAAATGACTACCAGCGAGTTTAATAACATGGCTCGTCGTGTATTGGATTATCGTTTCCAATGGAATGAAGGATACAGCACTGGTGGAACACCATTGAATGAAGCATTGGTCTGGTGTTATCAGAACATTGGTGATTACATGAAGAACAATTCTATTGAGAAGATGACATTCATTACTCTTACTGATGGCGAGGGTGCATCATTGAGTGGTTATGGACATCGTTATCTTGAAGAATCTAGAACTGAAATTATTGGCAGTGAATACAAGCGTATCAAAACCAAACATCTTATGCGTGATGAAGTTACTCAGAAAACATATGAGATGAGTCGTTACTCAAACTTCCAAGCAGAAATGATTTTGCGTATGATGAAAGATCGTTATGGTATTGCATTGGTAGGATTCCATATCTGTCGTAACACTCGTCGTGATTTGTCTGGTGTTCTGAATGCTAATCTACCATCTTTCCGTGGCGATCAATTCTCAGTCATTGAAACATGGAGAAAAGATTTCCGTGCACAAGGGTTTGCATCTATCAAAAACACTGGTCGTGATGACTTGTTTATTATCCCACAATCTTCTACCAGAATTGAAGAGGGTGAGTTGGATGTAAAGGCAGATGCAAATGCAAAAGCGATTGCAAGAAACTTTGGCAAATTCTTGAATGTCAAGAAGACTAGCCGAGTCCTACTCAATCGTTTCGTGGCTCTAGTAGCGTAAGTTGTTGTTTTTACAGGGGAAAACTAATCCCCTGTGAAGTGTAGGGTTATTGCAAATAATGCTTGTCTTTAATTGCGATTTAGGTAATAATTATGGATGTAATACTTGATTATGGAGAAAATGTGATGGCAAAAACCGATACCCTGTTCCGTGAACAGTTTGAAGCAAAGATGCACGAATTGCACCCAGATGTGCAAACTCGTGGTACTGTATCCCGTCCAGAATTGCTGGCTGTGATGCAAGCATTAAAGACTGAGAAATATCCTCTTTGGCTTATGAAAGATAAAGTTGGTCGTGGTCTATATGCAATTGATGGTGGTACTCATGCAGTTGTTGGAAACACTGCACTGAAACCTAAGGTTGAAACAAAACAAGAATCATTTATTGTGGACTACACTAACACTGAAGCACTCATTCCAAAGAAAGATCCGAACTTTGTACCATTCGGTAACTACAATGATTTGGAACATATTATCAAGTCAGGTATCTTTTATCCTGCATACATTTCTGGTCCAACTGGGAATGGCAAGTCAACGATGGTCGAACAAATTTGTGCAAAGCATAAGCGTCCATTGATTCGTGTTAATCTTAACATGATGACTGACGAAGAACAACTCATCGGTTCCAAAACATTGGAAAATGGTAATGTGGAGATC